ATTAGGTGACTGGCCAGAATATGTGGACCATATAAATGGCAACCGTGCAGATAACCGCATCGCCAACTTGAGGCCAGCAACAAAAGTGCAAAATGGCTGCAACATGGCTACACCTTCAAACAACACCAGTGGTCACATCGGCGTTTGTTGGAACAAGCGCGATAAGCGTTGGACAGCCTACATTACGCTTAATCAAAAAAGAAAAGCATTAGGCAACTTCAAAGAAATTGCAGAAGCAATTCAATGCCGCAAAGCTGGTGAATTGGCTTATGGGTTTCACCCAAATCATGGGAGAGTGGCATGACAGATGAACGCATGAGCGCAGAAGCTCTGGAGGTTAGGGTGTGGGGTTTTGTGGTCGTGATGATCACCATGATCCTGGCTGGCATTGTCTTTGCCCTGCTGTATTCAGTCACCTTTGTGACGCAGCCGATCAAATCAATGGCCCCCATTGACCAGGCTTACACCAAGATGCTGAACGACATCGTGCTGCTGATCGTGGGCGGCATTGGCGGCATTGTGGGCAAACGTGCTGTTTCTACGGCAGCCAAAGCATTTTCACCTTATCCCCCACAGCAGCCGATGTGCCAGCCCATGGGTGGTGGTTACGGCCAAAGCAGCTACCCGCCTCCGCAGTCTGCTTATGGCCTGCCCAGCCAGCCCTTTGGGGCCATGCCAGTTTGGAAAAATCCAGAACTGGATGAGTCATGGACGCCTGGCCCACCACCGACCACGCCACCAGAGCATCAAGAGCCTGATGAGGACCGTGCAGAAATTGCAGCGGCCCGGAAAGAGGCGGCATGACCTCCATACAACGCACAGGAATAGCAGTGCTGTTGGCACTGCTTGCCATCTTTGGAATCTACAAGTACGGCTACAACAGTGGCTGGGACCAGCGCAATGCTGAGATGCAGGCAGAGATTGCCAAGAAGAATGAAGAGGCAAGGGCCAAAGAGCAAGAGATGGCCAAGGCTGTTGCTGACAAGGAAACCGAATTAAGAAAGGCCAATGATGTTGTCGCTAAAAAACAAACTGATCTCAATCGCCTCATTGCTTCTGGTCGGGTGCGCTTCCCCTCCGCAAGTTGCGTACAAGCCAGCCCAAGTGCCGCCATTGCCGCAAGAGATAGCAACCAAGCGCCAAGCCAACCTGACCGATCGCCTGACCCAGATCCTAGTGCCAGTGGAGCCAGCGAGTCCGAGCGCCAAACCCTCCAACTGATTGCGCAAATTGCAGCCGATGGGGACAAGGCCATCAATCAATTGAATGCGTGCATAGACGCATATGAGAATATGAGGAACATCATCAATGCTCAACGCTGATCAACTCCAAAAGCTGCACATAGGCCCTCAGTGGGTCGATGCGCTAAATGCCACCTTTGAGCGCTTCAACATCCTGACGCCACGCCAGCAGGCTGCGTTCATTGGCCAGTGCGGCCATGAGAGTGCCAACTTCCGCGTGCTGGAAGAAAACCTCAACTACAAAGCCGCAACGCTGCTCAAACTCTTTCCCCGCACACCCAAGCGTTCGTGGGGGTTCACGCCTGAAGAGGCTGCTGCATATGAACGACAACCAAAGAAAATTGCAAACCGCATTTATGGCAACCGCATGGGCAATCGGGACGAGGCTTCTGGTGATGGGTATCGTTTTCGCGGTCGTGGTTGCATCCAGTTGACCGGATCGGCGAACTACTTTCACGCTGGCAAGGCGCTGGGCGTGGACTTCATCATGGAGCCGGACCTGGTGGCCACACCCCAGTACGCTGCCATGACGGCTGGCTGGTTTTGGGACACCCAGAAGCTGAATGGCCTGGCAGAAACCAGCAACAATTTGGCGCTCACACGAAAAATCAATGGTGGCACGATTGGTTTGGACGACCGCATCTTGCATACTACCCATGCTTTGGCAGTCATCGACGGTTCCGTCCTTGCCTGAAACTTTTACTGGACACGCACATGACACCCGAATTGCAAAAGTACTATGAGGATCGCTTTGATCTGTTTTCCCAGCAAGGCTGGCTTGACCTGATGGAAGACGTCGAAGTAATGTTGGAGGCAATGAACAATGTCTCTACCATTGCGGATGAAAAAAGTCTACAATTTCGCAAAGGCGAGATTTCTATCCTGACTTGGCTGAAAACCCTGAAAGGGGTCAGCGAACGAGCATACGAGGATTTGAATGAGAAGAATGTTTGAATTTGCCTGCGAATGCGGGCAGCGCACGGAGGCTTTGGTGGTTTATGAGACCACTGAAGTGTCGTGTGGATGCGGCGGTACAGCCAGCCGTGTCATAAGCGCCCCGGCGTTTAACTTGGAAGGATGGTCAGGCCATTTCCCCACTGCGCACGCGCAGTTTGGCCGCCGCCACACGGAAAAGTTAGCCGCCGAGCGCAAAGCCAACTCATAAGCCACTGGCCGAGTTGAATCTCCTACAACCATTTTGGCAGGAACATAAATATGTTGATTGACAATGAATCTGAGCCGCTAGGCGAACTTGAAGCTGAAGAAGCTAAGACAACGCAAGAACTTCCTGAGAAATACAGGGCCAAAAGTTTGGAAGAAGTTGTACGGATGCACCAAGAGGCTGAAAAGCTGATTGGCAAGCAGGCCCAAGAGGTCGGCGAGGTCCGTAAATTGGCTGACGAGTTGCTCAAGCAGAACCTCAGTTCTAAGCAGCAGCATATTCAGGAGGAAGAACCTGAAGTTGACTTTTTTGAGAACCCTCAAAAAGCAGTTCAAGCGACGATTGACAAGCACCCCGATGTCCTCGCAGCCCGGCAAGCCGGTCTTGAGTTCAAACGGATGCAGATTCAGCAAAAGCTGAACGCAGAGCACCCTGACTACTCCCAAGTGGTCAATGATGCTGAGTTCCAAAGCTGGGTGAAATCCTCACCCGTGCGTGTGGGCCTCTATGCGAAAGCTGATGGTGAGTTTGATTACGATTCGGCCAATGAACTGTTGTCCACCTTCAAGCAGCTTCGTGGCGTTAAGGCCAAGCAGTCCGAGCAGGCATCCGATGCTACACGGGCCAAGAGCATGAAAGCCGCGCAAGTTGATGTTGGTGGTTCTGGCGAGAGTTCAAAACGAGTCTATCGACGGGCCGACCTTATTCGGCTGAAAATGACAGACCCAGCGAGATACGAAACACTGAGTGATGAAATCATGCAGGCGTATTCCGAAGGGCGAGTCCGGTAATAACTTTTTTGGAGATTTAACATGGCAAACACCGCCTTTTCCCCTACCAATTCGGTAACCACCACTTCCGCAGCTAACTTCATTCCAGAAATCTGGTCTGATGAAATTGTTGCCGCCTACAAGAAGAACCTCGTTTTGGCCAACCTGGTCAAGAAGATGTCTTTCAAAGGCAAGAAGGGTGACACCGTCAACATCCCTAGCCCAGCCCGTGGTTCCGCCTCGGCCAAAGCTGCTACTGATGCCGTGACTCTGATCGCAGAGAGCGACACCAACATTCAAGTGCTCATCAACAAGCATTTTGAATACAGCCGCTTGATCGAGGACATCGTTGAGGTGCAAGCCCTGACATCGCTGCGTTCCTTCTACACAGAAGACGCTGGCTATGCCTTGGCTCGTCGCATCGACACCGACTTGGTGCAGCTTGGTCGCGCTTTCAACGGCGCGACCGTGGGCACTGATGACTACGCCACTTCGGCATCCAGCACCAAAGCCTACGTCGGCTCCGACGGCACCACAGCCTACAACAGCTCCACCTCCAACGCTGCTGCTTTGACTGACGCCGCCATCCGCCGCACCATCCAGCGCCTGGACGACAACGACATCCCTATGGACGGCCGTTTCTTCCTGATCCCTCCTTCGAGCCGCAACACCCTGATGGGTCTGGCCCGTTACACTGAGCAGGCATTTGTCGGCAACGGCGACGCCATCCGCAACGGTGAGATCGGTCAGCTCTACGGTATGGCCGTGTTCGCTTCTTCCAACGCCGACACTGGCGCTGGTAACAGCGGCGCTGACCGTATCTGCTTGATGGGCCACCGCGACGCGATGGTGCTGGTTGAGCAGATGGGCATCCGTTCGCAGACTCAGTACAAGCAGGAATACCTCGGTACCCTGTTCACTGCTGACACTCTGTACGGCGTGAAGGCCCTGCGTACCGCCGCCTCTTCGTCGGCTGCTAACGCTTCCGCCGCTTACGCCTTGGCTGTACCAGCCTAATGAATAGCCCCCGGTCACAAGCCGGGGGCGTCTTTTAAAGGAGATTCAAATGGCTGCTGCATCCGCAATTACTTCCCGTCGCGGGAATGACCAATTCCGAGGTCTGTTCACAGACACTTGGGATGTGACCTGTACCCTTGACGCTGGCGCAATCAGCGCTGGTGCCACTGATACAGATACAGTGACTGTTCCAGGCGTTGCTTTG